TCTAAGGGTTTGTTCCCACCAAGATAATAATTGTGGTGATTTACTTGTTAGTACTTTACTTGTAAGATGGTCGTCTTTATAATGTTTTACTTCTACACAGTACTTATTAAGTTGTTTAGGAATATATACATCACCCTTTAAACCGTGCTTTGCATCTAACGCACCAGACAACGGTATTCTTTCCCAATTCCAACCTGTAGATTTCGTTAATACTTCACATAAAGCTGATTCAGCTCTACTCCCTTTCGCTTTACTTTTGTTTACTGCCATTCTATCCTCGACATGTTTTCTGTTTTAATAACGTTAGCCTTACTCAATAGTGGGTGAGACCAACCATGACTTACTAAAAATGTATTTAATTCATGTTCCTTTAATAAAATTTCAATAAGTTTTTCCCTACCTTCATCATCTAACACACCTATTACTTCATCTAAAAAGAGTGCGTTGATTCGAGACTTAGAAAGTGTACTCATTAGCCTTCTAATAGCTAATAAAGTTGAAGTGTTAACCCTAGCTAACTCACCACTACTTAGTGCTAAGATATCTATGTCCTTGCCTTCATCTGATATTATTACATTAAGCTTATCATTACTTATAGCAAACTGAAGTCCAAAACGACCATCAGATAATTCTGCCAAATACTGGTTTACTAAGTCTTCCAAGTCTTTAACAAGATTTTCAATTTTGTAAGCTACTAATCCATTAGTACTAAATGCTTTTTTAAGAACTTCTAAGTTCGCATATACATCATTATTTTTTCTAAGACTAGACTCTTCTGATAATAACTTTAATTTAAACTCTTTTACTTGTGAGATGAGATAATCCAATTCAGTATTAAATTTGGTTATTGCTGTATTTTCATTTGATATATCCCTAATCTCATTTTCTTTCTCAGAAATTTTTTCATTTAAATCGGTAATTTTTCTGTCTAACTCGGTTTTATCTTCAGTTGTTTGAGGCAATTTTGTATCAATCAGAGAAGAAAATTTTTCAAAGTTTTGAATTATTTTTTTATGTTCTTCATGCTCTTTTAGTTGTACCTTTTTTCGAGCAACCTCTGTTTGTATTTCTTTAGACTTCTGATTGTTTGATTTTATAATTGTAGTCTGTTCTGCTTTTAATTCTAATACTTTCTTTTCGTCAATATCTTGTAAACAAGTAGGGCAATTTGCTCCTAACTTATCCATCTTTTGTATTGCCGCCATAGCCTGGGCTGTAAGGTTCTTTAAGGTAGCAAATTCTGTTCTCAAATCCGCAATACCCTCTGGCTCTTCCGTTTCCTTAGTTAATTCTTCTGTACTTATTTCACTTAGTTGACTTCTGTACTGGTTATTAACATTTATTTTATTATTTATATCTTTAATATTATCTAGTTTAGCTTGTATTAAAGCTCTTTCTGATATAAGTTCTTCAGGCGACTCCGGTAACTCTAGTAATTCCTTCTTTGTAGTACTTGTTATAGGGTTATTTGCAATCCAAGATTTAATAGTATCTATACTACCTTTTGTAGCCGCTACATCTGCTGCTGCTCCCTTGTGAGCGTCTTTAAAATTATCAAATAATTCTAAGTAGTTATCTAAGTTTAGCAACTCTATAAGAAACTTTTTTCTGTTGGTGTCTGTAGCAGTCAAGAACTGTAATGAACTGGTAGTACTTTGGTATACTAGTTGACTAAACGTTTTAAAATCTAATCCTAATACTTCTTCTACTGTTTTAAAGGTATTAGTAGCAGTGTGTGAGGATATATCCTCTCCGTCACATAATAGCACCACTTTTATACTAGATTTTCTATTAACAGAGATAGAGTACTCTCTACCATCTACTTCGAAATCTAATATTATTTGATAACCTTCTGCAGGGCTATTTCTGTTTACAATGTCTACTTTCTTTACGCCCTTAGAATTTTTATTAAATAAGGCTTCTTCTAATAAAAGAGGAATAGTACTCTTACCCGCACCATTTTCGCCTACTAGCTGTACTATAATATTACTTTGTAAGTCTAAGTGGTTATCTCTACCATAAGAGAAACAATTAGACCATTTTAATGTTTTAAGTATAATCATGAAATACTCCCAAGACTTCTTTAACCTTTTTCTCATTCAATCCTAGTATATACTGTAAATATTCCGCCAACTCTTGTTCAAGCGTCATCTCAGCAGTAAGGATAAGAGCAGAGTCATTCTGTCTTTTAATTAATTTTTTATCTAACAACTTATTATCTTTGTCTACTTTAACAAGTTCTGATACGTCGCCCTCTAGTTCATATATAGTGTGATGATAGTGTGTTTCTATCATCTGGTCTGGGTGACTTACTGTCTGTCTAATAAGTTGTGGTAACTTTAGTTTTAACCAAGACCAGTTCATTGTCTTACTATCAAACAACATTACTCCTGTATCAACAGGGTTTCTGTGGAATGATGTAGTTACTGGACTGCCAGGGTATACTATGTTACGTTGTGAATTTGAATGTGAGTGCAAGTCCCCTGCTATAACCAATTCCCATTGGTCTAGTAAATCTAAATCAATCTCTGGGGTTACATGAGGAGGTATCTCGCCTCTCACATGAGTGAATAGAGTTCTGCCACTAAAGTTACTTGGTTTAAACTCTTTTAATTTGTTGTATGGAATAAAGTCCATATCTTCTAGTTTGTAATAATCATCTAGTATTGTTACTAGAGGATTAATAGCTGTGGTTACATCTTTTAGATTAGAGAAAAAAGTAGTATTTTTCTTTAATGCTTCGTGGTTTCCAGGGTATATAATAGTTTTTACACTAATATCTTTTATATACTGAAAATACAAGCTTAGTTCATCTAGGGTAGGTATTCTGTCAAATAAGTCACCACCAATAACATGGAGGTCTACTGTTTTTTCTAACTTGTATAATTCTTTGAACAGTAATTCATACCTATTAGTTGCCCACTTACGTGGAACACTTTTTTGTCCTAACTTGATGTGCCAATCAGCGCTGAATAAAATTTTCATAGGTGTTTCCTTAGGGTGTTAAAAAGCCCCAGTCTTGCTGAGGCTAATTAATGTAGAAATTTACAGTAGTTCTGAAACTTCGTTTGCTACTTCATCTGGTACAGAATTTCCACCAGCATTTTCAAGTACTCTAGTTTCAATAAAGTCCTTCTGTAGGTCAGTAGTAGGACGACTAATTACGTCATCAATACTAGGTAAGTCTTTGATTGCTTCTTTCTGCGCTGCAGTTAGAGCTTCAGGCTTACACTTTAGAACCTGTAAAGTATACTCTACGTTAAACGGTAATGGCCCAGTCTTTTGCTTTTTAAAGCATAGTGCCCAACCTGTTTCAATATCTGTTGGGTCGCCTAAATCTTCGGCTGCTACCATTACTGATTCAAATAACTTCTTTTTAAGATTAAGAATCTTTACTTTTCCGTCAGAGTCAATGCACTGTACTGCGTACGCCCAAGAACATTTTAAGTCTGGGAAGTAGTGTCTAACCCAGTCTTTTTCAATGTTAGTGAACTGCTCTTTATCTCTGTCAAACCCAAGACATTCCATAGGAACTCTTTTGCCGTCAGCAGTTGTTAACCAGTAGACGTATCTAGGAAGAACATCTCCCACCATACGTATTTTATTGTCTCCGTCTTTATAGGCATAAGCTTCTACGGATGATTTTTTTGCTTTACCTTCTATGTTTCCAAATTTAATTGCCATTTTCTTTTCCTTCGTAATAAAATGTTATATTATCTTGACCATCAACTTCTAGTAGAGGATTCTCATCTAGTAGTTTTCGGTCTATCTCTGTGTATTTCAATGGTAACGAATTAACGCCATACCATTTATAATCTAAGTAATTTCTAAGACTTGCCAACTCGATGTACATTGCCATGTTTTTGAAACTAACTTGTAGTTTGTTTTTAAATATCTCTCTAGGATTCAATAAATAACTATCGCCATTTATATCTTGATTATAGAACTGACTTATGTTTTTGTTTTTTCGAGGCATCTTAATATCGTAGGTATGAATAGCTAGGATTCTTACTACGTTTTTAGATTTACCTCCACTCAGTTTTTGTACTTTGTTCCAATCAAAGAAAATCAACTTAAAAATCTCCCATTTAGAGTAATATTATACTATAAAATAACCACCTTGTCAAGGGTTATTTTTAATTAGCTACAACCTGTATGTCATAACCTTGTTTTATGTATACAGCTGATCGTGCCCTCGCCTGGCGGGATGCTGTGTTCCCCTTCAGGTGAATGTCTACTACTACAGGTTGTTGTTTACCCTCTAGTTTTCTTATGATTCTACCTATCAATTGAATAAGTAAAGGTTCATTGTTAATAGGAGTAGCTAAGACCAACGCCGAAAGTTCGTTAACAGAGATACCTTCTCCAAAGATACTTTGAGAGCCATATAGGATATCAAGTTCTCCAGTTCTTATTTTCTCTATTTCTTTATCTCTCGTAGTTTGGTCTAACTCCCCCGTTATGCATGTTGCATTATCACCAGTAAGTTCGGCACATCTCTTTAGGAGTTGTACTCTATCACTTACTACTAATACTTTGTGACCCTTAGCTGCGTAGACTGACGCTAATTGAGCTACTATTCGTTGGTACCCTTCGTCATATGCGACGGCGTTTACCCTTTTCGCCCAAGGAATCTTACTACTATCTGGGAATCTAACATCAGATTTTACTATGGTCACTCTCGGAACTATATAATTTTCTTTTTTAGGTTGATGTACATCAAACCCAAAATAGTCATTGAAAATTATGTGTTTGCCGTCTTTCCTTTGTAATGTTCCACTTAGTCCTATTTTATATCTAGCAGAACACTTATCAATTATACCAGAGAAAGTCGGAGCACTTACGTGGTGCATTTCATCTAAAATGATAGTTCCAAACATTTTTGAAATTTGTGTTATTTTCTTACTTAAAGTTTGTACGTTCGCTACTACGATTACTGGGTCAGTTTCAAACTTACCACTACCTATAATCCCACAGCTAATGCCCAAACATTTTTCTATTTCTTCTTCCCATTGCTTTCTTAACGCTAATGTATGTACTACAATTAAAGTTTTCTGTTGTAGCTTAGCAGCAATTGCCAGCGCTGTAAAAGTCTTACCCCAACTTACAAACGCATTAATAATTGCATTATCTTCTACAGAATCGAAAACTTTACTCTGACTATCCCTCAATTCAAATTTGAAATCAGGAAATTTTTCAGGGACTTCTACTCTCTTATCAATAATCTCATGACCTTCGGGAATAAGGTCAAACCTGCCGATAGGGATTGTAATTAAATCCTTATTTATTCTCCCCATATTTTTTATAATTTGGGGTGGGTCGGTAGGATTATATGACGCTATAGAATACGTTAACTCCGTATCTATCAGCTTCTGCAGTTTAGCGTCAGCTGTCATATAAATTCTATTAGAAATTATTGCTTTACTACTCATGAAATAAAATAACTTGCTATTACTCCATCCATGTATACATACAACGCAAGACTCCCGATACCTAAAGCCGTCAAGACTGTTAGTATCACTATCCAGGTTAATCCATTTCTTATCATATCTTCCTTCTACTGTCTTTTAGTTTTGTATTTGTTACTTCATAAAGTAAGTAACCTTTATCTATTCTTAATACTCCAGCGTATTTTGCTTCGAGATTAAGTTTGCCTCTAACCTCAAAGGGACTATTTATCCCTCTAATTTTAAATATTGTCGAGTTATCTGTGTACCACTTTTCTACTATCTCTTTGTATACTAAAGGGTAGAAGGTTGTCTTTTTATATTTATAAATTTTACCTTCAAAGTCTATGAAACAAAGATGACCAGAGCTAAGCAAGTCTTTTAAAGACCATATAGCTTTCTTTAGTGGGTATACTGGATAATCCGTAAGACTTTTAGCTTGAATTCTACGTACAGGAAACTCTGCGTTTGTAGGGCTTTCTTTCAAGTCTAATCGTCTTATACCTCTTTTGTCGGTAATTAGACCCCCCGATATGGATTCGTGAGGTCTAATTATCCAGACAGGCCAGTGAATACTAGAGAAGTTCGGGGTATTGTTTTTCAAACTTTCCGAAGGCATAATCATCTCCAATATCTAAGTCAACTCCTACAGGCTGTCCTGGAATAGAACACCCTCTATCTTTCTGTGTTATTTTCGCCATCATATCTGAGACTACTTCAACATCTGACTCTTTCACTTCTAGCACTAACGAGTCATGAACTAATGCTATAATTTTTGCGTCTACCTCGGTTTCCTTAATCCATTTTAGGAGTTCTACCCCCGCCAATAAATTTATATCAGAAGCCACAGATTGAATAAGAAAGTTTATACCGCTTCTTACTTCATGCGACGCAATGCCTTTATCGTTACTGAATACATTTGGTAGCCTGCGTTTGCGCCCTAGTATGCTATAAATATACCCGTCTGACTCGATTTGTTCTTTGGATTTTGATAGCCAAGTCTTTAGTTTTCTAAAAGTCATAAAGTACTTGTCTATCGTTTCCCTTGCTTGTTGTACAGAGAAGAATTCTCCACTATCTTTAGTTACTGTTTCAGAAACCTTTGCAGGCCCCGACCCGTACATGATACCGAAAGTAATTGCTTTTGCAGCCTGTCTTTCTTTTGCAGCATATGTCTTAATATCTGCTACCTCATGTGGGAGTTGGAAAACCATCTTAGCAACTGTGGAGTGCAAGTCGCCCCCACTTTTAAACACGTTTTGTAGATTTTTATCTTTACTGAGTACTGCTGCAACATATACTTCTGCCGTTGCTAAGTCTTGTTGCAGTATCTTGTACCCTTCTCGTGCTTTTATACAGCCTTTAACAGCAGAGTTATCTCTAGGGAGCTGCTGCATATTAAGTTTACCCGAACTAGATAATCTTCCAGAAGTTGTCGAAGTAAGATTAAAACCAGTTCGTATTCTACTATCCTTGTCTAAAGCAGGAATTACCTTATCTAAATAAGTATTCTTGATTTTAGATTTTTGCCGTATATCTAGAATCACCCCAGGTATAGGGTGTTCATCTGCTAAGGTCTTAAGAACCTCAGCATCTGTTGATTGCGCACCAGTACCAGTTAACTTTCCTGTCGGGGTCAGGCTAAGAAAGTCAAATAGTAGTACTCTAAGTTGTTGAGTACTATTAGGATTAAATACCTTTCCTTGTGCTTTTTCAAACTTATGTACTTCGTCAAATTCATAGAGCTTTTCCTTAGCATCTCTGATTTGGTCTTCCATCAATTGTTGAACCTTCTTAAGTCTACTTAAGTCGAAAGGCACACCCGCCTCTTCAACTTCTTTTAGGAATAACATGCCTGGAACCATAAGTTCTTTGTATACTCTAGTTAGCTCGTTACTACTAAGTATCTTAGTTACGAACAACTGGTATAACTCATAAGTAACTGCTGTATCAATTGCAGCATACTTTGCTAGTATATCAAAAGGAATTAAGTCGTATGTAAACTCACCCTTAAGTATACCATGCTCTTTACAATACTGACTTCTG